ACCAATTAACCGCAATGTGGTAGTCGCAAGCGGAGAGAAGTGCGTATTTTTCCATGCTTCAAAAATTGCATACCGATCGCCCAAATCTAGCGGTTCGCCAAATTCGGGATAATAATCAAGGTGCGAGAATGGATACATTATTTGAGGTACATTCTGAATTACATCTGTTTGCGTGTACAATAGCAATTTACCGGTAAATAATGCAACTTCCATAATACTCTGTCTCTGTACCGTTTTAATCGATTTTTCCACCGTATCAACAAAACCCTGCTCGCTTCCTATATAATAAGAATTACTGCATTTTGGAAGTTGGTAATGAAGCCAAGGGAAATGTATCTCCTGTCCAGAGACGTTGTACCAAACAACGTCTCGAGTTTTAATATTCATCTCTGCCGGCACGATGCTTAATTCCAAAATCTTCTCTTTTGTTCCGTTTGTACTGAATTTATTTATCAAATTCAAATAATTAAAACTACCACAATTTACACGGTACAAGTTGATGTTCGGAGCGCCGTAAAAATAATCATTCCCGGTTGCCAAATCTCTGTGAATAATAAGCGCATTTAGATTACCTGTATCCCACAATGCGTTCTGCATTGCGGTTAAATTAGCATATTCAATAATTGTGCACTTTTCCAATACAGAATCGCTCAACTGCTGGTACCTGAAGTAAGTTGAATCTCCAACCTTATAAATTACCCGGGTAAAATCAAACCGTAACGGTCTCGACGTATTCGGTAAGTTTCTTTCGTAAGCATCTAAAACTTTAGAGATCGTTACTGTTTTCTTTTTGGCCATGCTGGATGCCAAACTTTCAATCGAGATCGTTTTATTTAGTGGATCAACCAAAAATGACACATTAAAAAAGCCTTCTATATTATCAACAAATTCGGCAATTGTCCAATCTGGGAGCGCATCGGCATAATTCAACGAATCTGCAGAATTCAGCATCCACATTTTTTGGGCACGCAAATTTGTATTCAAAACATTACTTACAAGTCTGTAACCTAGCAGTTCAGGAAATTTATTGATATAATACAATAAATACGGTTGCATTATAAAATTGGAAATACCTGTAATGGTCGAAGGCACATTTAATGCACCCTCATTGAGAGTATAATTATTGTAAACCTGACCGCCAATAATTAAAGGTGCAGCAACAAAATTCTTTGTCCAACTAGGATTTGTAATGCTGTCTAAAACCCTGGCGTAATTGACTGTTGATTCAGTTCCCCATCCGGTCAGTTCCCAAATCTTCCGGTTGTCTGCTTTCACATTATATTTAAGTTCTGAATTTCCGGCAACATATTGAAATGTAACATCTACATCCGTATTTACAATGTCGATTATTGTGCCTAAATGTGATACTCCATTTCTACGCAATAAGGCATCGGCTGTTTTTAAAGTCGTTGATTTATTTAGTCGGTTTAAAAATTCAAAAACAATTACATTCTGAGGCTCTAGCAATGAAACGGTCATATCTAACGAAAATTCACCCTTGCTTGTTATCTCCGGATTTTCATCATTCAACTCAAATGAAAAATCTTCAGGAAGAAGTACTTCCTTGTTATTTACGTAGAACTCTATCATAATTATGAATTTTCAATCATTTTAGTATACTTTTTAATCCCCTCTACCACACCGTCGCTGCCTGAAATCTTATATTTAGCCACGATTCCTTTTTGCAACTCAGCCAATAATGCTGAATTTACAGCATTATTCCCCTCCATGGCCATTTGAATTGCCCAGGCTAATTCTTCCTTACTGATACCAGAACCACCAACGCTTCCGGCAACTTGCATGGCTGAAGTATATCCACCATCTGAAAAACCTTTGCGAAATCCAACCACCCTGGCAATATCTTCATTGGTGATCCGCGCAACTGTGTTAGTTTTCTGAGCATAATTCACCAAATCATAAACTTTCTTCACTGGAGTGTGACGTACTGAATCCTGATTCCCGACAAATTCACCGGCATGAACAATTCCTACCGGCTTAAATTTATCTCCTGGCTCAGTAAATCCACCTGTCCAAAGCTGCTGTACTGCGTTACGTTGTTCATTGGCCACTCCAAGCTCAACAAGTCCGGTTGCTCCAGTGGCAATTGCTAAAGCAGCCCCAACCGGACCGGGGAACTCTTCAAGGTCTTTCATTATTGCCGAAGCCGTGGTAGTTATTATTTTTGCAACCGTAATGGCAAAGTCGATATCAGCATATTTTTTCTTTATCTGTTTTTTTTCCTCTTCTTTTTTTGCCTCAATTGCAGTAGTGGCATCGGCATTGCCCTGAGCGGCTTTTAGTTCGGCTGCATATTTATTGTCAACTTTTAATTCGGCTGTTTCTTGCAATTTGTTGGTTAAATCACCCAACTGATTTGCAATCTGCGCTATCCCTTCAGCCGTATGCGCTGCTTTTGATAGTTTGATTTTAGATACATCGGATTCATATCGTGCAATTGCTGCCTTGGTACTACCGCCATGCTTGATAATTTCAGCAAGTTCCTTTAAGTGAGCCGCTTTTAAATCGGCTAAGTCTTTTTCATATTCCTTGCGTTTATCTTTATATGTGCCAATACCGTACTTTTTCTCAATATCCCTTATTTCATCTTCAATTTTCTTTTTATCAGCGGCACTTTTACGAAGAATTTTCTTTTGCGCTTCAGTCAAATCCTTGTCAGCGGCTTCAATTTCTTTATTGACTGCTGTAACTGCCGCCAATCTTTCTTCGTCAGATTTGAACTGGAATGCTGCAATATCACGGGAATGTTCCTGAGCAACATACAACCGAGATTCCGCAAGAACCTTATCAAGTGCCAGGATTTTATTGTCATGTTCATCCTGATCGATTACTCCGGTTTCGAAATCGTTCTCAATTTCTTCGCGCTGCGCATTGTCATAAAGTACTATTGCATTCAGGCGTTTATCGTTCAACGCTTTCATCGCTTCAAAACTTAGCTTTTCGGCACTATCCTGACGTTTCAGTTTAATATCTTCAATCTGATTCTGATAATCAAGATATTCCTTATCAGATTTTTTATAAATATCGCGTTTTTTCACCAGGGCATTTTCGGTCAAATCAATAATTCCCTTGGCATACACTTCCTCGCTGTCAAGATTGGATTCGTGACGTTTTTTGAGCTTGATTTGTTCTTTAGCAAGCCATTTGTCTACGGCATCCAGTTTAGTTTGTTGTATTGTCTTTAAATCTCCACCTCCACCACCGTGATTAATGTTTACCCATTTCCCATTTTTAAATACTTGCAGTCCGTCGGCACTTATATCACCTTCTTTTGGTCCTTTATTCCCTCCGCCTGCAGGAGCAGTTGTCTTACCTATTATTCTATCAAATTTCTTATCTACATCCGATAGATCATCATTCATCGACTTGATAGATTTTGCCAACATAGCCGGATAAAATTCCATTCCTGCAGTAAAATTCTTTCCTAATTTGTTTTTCAGGTAATTTTGAGCCGTGGTAATAGATTTATCGGTATACCCTCCTTTTTGTAAAATATCCTGTATTCGGCGAGTAATTATTTCAGCCACGGCATCCCCTTCGGTTGCAGATATTGAGTTTGTAAGTTTTTCAAGCGTGTCAACCTGTTCGGGCATCGCTTTTGTAATAATATCGGCTTTGGAAGAATCTTTTACTTGCAACCCGATTTTTTCGCGTAATGACCTATTCACCTTTTCCTGAGCGGTATTTATGTCATCTAAATTTGATTTTTCGGACAATTGATTCCCTAAATAATCCCCATAAACTGTATTTATTTTGTCAATTAATTGCTTTCTTTCATCACTTCCTTTCGTTGTTTTTTTGAGTGCATTAAATAACTGATCAGATTTGGTTATTTCCATTTCAACCTGAGCATTATAATCTTTATATGCTTTTTCGGCTGCCGTTTTTGCAGTTCCAAGTTTATATAATCCAACTGTAACAAGCACTATTGCAGCTCCTAGAGCAACAAATGGGTTTAATCCTAAGGTTACAAAAAATTCTTTGGTTGCTAAATTTGCGGCACGGGTTGCTCCAGTTAAGTAGCCGGTTATAGCAACTTGAGCAAGGGTAGCAGCTGTTGAAATTCTTTGAACGAGTATCTTTGTTTTTTCAACTGCAATTAATGCCAGACTTTCTAATTTGCATACGCCAAGAATTGCGGCATACGTTCCAATGGCAACAACTAAAGTCGTCAATAAACCCTTATTTTCCTTGAACCATTCAGGAAATTGCGACAAAGCCTTCACCATATATACAGCCGCATTGGTCGAATGTAGGAAAGCCGGAGAAAGTGATTTTCCCAATGTTTCGCTTGCATCCAAAAAAGCCTTTTTAGACTTATCCACTTTGGCTTGCATCGTATTATTTTGGATGTTGAATTCCTTTACAACCGATGTGCCTTCGTTGAACGATTTAAGTGCTAATGACTGTTCAGTGCCTAAATCTTTGTATTTACTCGCCAAAATAGTGATAACACTGGCAGCCCTGGCACCTTCAGCACCAAGGTCGGCAAACAATGGAGCTAGATCAACTAATCCGCCTTTTTTATTCAATTGTTTGAACACCATCATCAAGGCTTCATTCATGTCTTCGCCCACTGCTTTCTTCAATTTTGCAGCCGGTAAACCGATTGCCTTAGCTACACTTTCAGATTTAGTGGCCAATGTTGCTATGAACTTATTCATAGCCGTAGAACTCATTTCTACTTGCTGAGCATTCTGATCGAGAACGGAAGCAAACCCGATAATTTGAGGGATTGTCATGTTGGCGGCAACGCCCATGCCCGAAAGACGATTCGTAAATTCGAGTAAATACGCTTCGGAAGCTGTACTATTTTGTCCCACCTGGTTGATGGCAGACCCTACGGCCAACAAAGATTTCTCCATGCCCATTTTGTCCTGAACTCCGAACATGTAAGTAAGCTTACCAATATTCTTGACGGCATCCGCTCCCAAATCTTCGCCCAACGATACTTGTATAATATCGGCGGCTTTGGCAAACTGCAATAAATCTTCCTTACCTTTTACTCCTAACTTACCGGCTTCACCCAATAACCGATTCAGCTCGTCCCGAGCGGTGCGGCTGTCCATTTTCTTCAGTTCCTCATTTAGCCCGGCAACGCCTTCGGCACTTTCGCCCGTGTATTTGCGCACCATCCCATAAACATCGCTCATTCTGGCCGCTTCCATGGCAGCCGATTTCAAACCCAAAACCACGCCAACTAAAGCAGCTGCTCCGGCGGCAAACATTTGCCATGTTTTATTGGTAAAATTGGCTAGTCTGGAGAAAGCGCTTTCAGTAACTTTCGATTCGTTGCTAATGCTCGACATCTCCGTTTTTACGGCTCGTAATTGCGCCTGTAGTTCTTTCCATTCTTTGGAGTTTCGCACAACGGAAGGGCTATTCAACTGTTTATCAAGTTCTTTTTTCGCCTTGGTTAAATCAGGCATTGAAGCACCCGAAAGGTTATCCAATACTTTTTTCACGTCAAAAGCTTCTTTCGCAAGTTGCTTCATCTGTTTATTAGTTTGATTAAGTTCCTTGGTCAGTTTTTCGAAAGCCTTGCCGTCACCGGCTTCGTTGACTTCTTTCAATCGCCAACGAAGGTTTTCGGCTTTCTGAGCCAAAGCGGTCAGCATTTGTTTTGGCTGCTCGCCATTCAGGAGGACGGTACTGGTTGTAGATTCGTTTGGTTGCATAACTTTGATAAATTAGTTATGCAAATAAAATCAATAGGGAGAGTGAGAAAAAAGACAAAAAAAAAACCGCCCTAATCTCACGATCCGGAACGGTTTATCAACTTAACTTTAAAATCTAATACAAGTATGAAAACAAAAAAGTACGATTATTTTTTGAACCTAAATAAGTTGAGCAACCACACGAATGCTTTAGTATGCCAATTCTTTTTGATAATGAACCAAATAACAATTGGGATAATGATACCTATGAGCAACCATTTCCACCAATTATTTACTGGAGTAGTTTTAGTCGTAAGTTCGCTTTCTAGCGAAACGTTTACTTTACTCAAGCTATCAATTTTATTGGTGTATGAATGCAAGTATTTTGAAAACAAAGCCGTTACTTCAGTAGCAGAATATAGCGTTTCGGTAGATTCTACAGCCTTTTTGTTTTTACCTTTGGTTGTTTTTTGTGTAGTTTCCGAAACCATAACTTTCGATTTTGGATCGTACAAAACAGTATGAATAACAGTTTCTTCGTTCTCGTTTTCGGCTGAAGTAATGTTTTTCTTTACCGATTCATCCGCTTTTTTTTCGGTATTGACAAAAGTTGTCAAATCCGCTTTTTCTTCTGAAACTTTCGATACTTCAGTATTCGTTTTAACTTGAATACTTTCTTTCGACTGAGTAACTTTTTTTGTTCCGGCACAAGCCACGAAGATAAATAGTACTAAAATTGCTAATAATTTTGATGTTGGAGTTTTCATTTTTTTTTCAGATTACGACATAACCGTTTTCGGTTTTGCCTGATTTTTTGATTACTAAGAGTTGCTGCCATGTATGACCAAATGTTTTCTCAAAATGAGGACGGTCGGTAATGCTTCGGAAATCACCACCCCAGGTATAACCGGCATCTTTGAAAACTTTTGCAACTTCCATCCAGTCCGGAACTTTATCACCATCGAAATCTTTGGCCACATCCCATATAGTTTTGCCGCCAACTGCCAAACAGAAATCGAAAGCAAAACCGTAATTATGCAAGCTTTGTCCGCCTTTGGCGTTGGTTACTTTGGGTTTTTGTGCGTACAAGGCGTTTTGTTCGTCGAATGTTCTCAAACCTTGTGTAACTACCATTTTGACATTACTTGTCAAAATTGAGGTATTGATTTTATCAACCAATTGGCGTACTTCTTCGCGAATTAGCGGGTGAAGGGTGTCTATTTTACTCATTTTACTTCCTCCTTACTTATTTCGTTTTGGTCAATAATATCTGCCACATCGCTACCAACTAATTGTCTGAATTTAAAAGAAATTAAATGATACACAACGGCTATAAATCTATTTTTTGGATAAACTTTTTGTAAATTTTTTAATCCATTCCTGAAATAATAATAAATGGCAATGGCTATAAGAAGTTGTACAACATAAGGGCTTTGATCACGGTATTTCATCAAATCAGCAATCACTTTCAGCAAATAAGTTATTGACATAATCAAAAACAGCTCCATCAAACTATCTTTGAATTTATTTCCCTGAAAATTTTTAAAGAAAATTGGCGGGAAAAACCGCTGAATTTTGATATGAACCTCATCGGCTCGAAATCCGGCTAATATATTGAATGCAAAAGCAACCAACAACGCTGCTAAAAAAGTAATTGTACTATCGAAATAGGCTGCTATTGCAGCTACAATTGTGATTGATAGTGCTTGTAAATAGTCAAATTTGAAATCCATAGTTTATTTTTTATTTGATTTATAATTCTTCCGAACCCTCAAGCTGCAACACCTCATTCTCTTTCATCCGTGCCAGTTGACTTTCTTTCATCAGCTTCAAATTATCATTATCAACAATCGCATCAATCACCGCCTGTTGGTTGGTTATTTGAGCGTTTGTTTGAGTAATGATTGTAGAGATGCGTGCATAGCACTGAGCCAGCATATCAGTTCCTGGAGTAACTCGAACCCAAAGGTTCGGAATCTCAGAGATAAGATTCTTATCTTCTTTGCTCATAAAGATTTTTATTCCAAACGAAGCGATTTTTGTCTCGTTGTCATATCTAACTCCACCTACTTTTGCGTAGGCATCTGTAAAGGTTTGACCGCCTTTTTTGAATTGTTTTATTTTTAATCCCATATAATTTATATTAGAAATTTACACCAATTGCCAGCCATCTAAGTCAGTATATGAATACACTAGACCATCTACCCAAGTTACAGATAAACCATCATATAAAAGTGAATCTGCTAATGCTGCCGTGATGTCTGGATTTAGTCCGATTGCCGTTGTGAAATTTGAGTTATCCCAATCAGCTGCTGTAAGTATTGCATCTGTGAAATTTACATCTGATAAATAGCACCCATCAAATACAGCATAAGAAAGGTCTGACCCTGTGAAATTTGCAAACCCCATATCGCATTGTGATGCTATGACTGACCAAAACATACAAAAAGATAAATCGGCATGCGTGAACGTACAGCCGGTCAGCATTGCACCCTCAAAATTCACTTTTCTAAATTGCGCACCGTTAAAAGGTGCGTTTACGAAATTAGCAGAAGCAAAAATGGCATTTTCAAAATCAAAGCCTAAAGAACACAAGGTCTCAATGGTAACCTGGTTAATGTTTTCAGCGGCGCCGTTGCTGAGTTTATTCATTTTACTCTCTACCTCTAATTTCAAAGGCGGTATTTGTGATAATTCTGCTTGAATATCAAAGTTTATATCCTTTGTCCAGGTAATTTGAGTATTATATGTATTTATAAGGTATGCTAACTCTGTATTAATGTCTCCGTTATTGCTGGTTTTTAAAAAATTGGGAGCAGTGACATTCGCTAAATTAATGCATTCTGAAAATATCCCTCCATACCCACCATTTTCAGGGCCTAATATAGTAGTTTCAATAATAACATTTGTTAGACTATTACAACCTCTAAATGTATAACCCCCATTTACGTCTATACCTTTTGGTATAACTACTGATGTTAAGCCGGTATTCCAAAAAGCTCCCGCGGCAATTTGATTTAATTTATTGCCTAATTCAATAGATATTAAATTTACACAATCTTTAAATGCGTTATTAATAATCTGAGTAAGTAGTGTACCTGAATCAAAAGATACTAAATTTATATTACCAGACAGGCTGTTTACACTAAATTGGTAATATGCCATGATGTCGAAAAACAACCCATCTGTTGAACCTATCACTTCTACTATCTCTGTAGTACCAAAAAAAGCATTCCACTCATCTACGTTAGTTGGCATAGGTATTCCTTCAGAAATAAATTCAGGTGTTGCAAACCCTATAGAAAAATAAGGCATATCGGTTAATCCTAATCGTGGTACTTTATCTATTTTAGATGACATATCCGATTTTACTCTAGAAATCGAATTTGCCAAACTTTCTAACCCAACAATTGACTTTTGTTGAAGTCTTTTTTTATCAGTCGGTTCAATAATTTCTTCAAATACGCCTACCTCGCTATCTGTATAATAATTAGCGTAAGCTCCAATAGTTCCAGAGAAGTCCTGAAGTATTGCGTCTCCATTGTTATAGTGAGTTACTGCAAGATTCTGTCCAAGTAAAAGCTGATTTCCAATTTTAATAACAGTGTATACATTGCCATCAACATCTAACACATCGTCCCCTGGCGAATAGATTTGGTTATCCTCATCTATAATACACCTGACAGATAAACCTAAATCCTTACCATCTCCTAAATTGGTTAAACCATTAGAAAAATTATTATAGCAAGTAATTAGAGCCGAACAATGACTACTCTCATCTAAATCAGATGCCCATAAATAGCTATACTCACCCATAAGTCGGAGGCCATTACTATCCTTGATACCACTAGGTAGGATTGAAAAACCACTTTCGTTAGTTGCTCTTGTTTCAGGGACATCTTTTATCCAATTGAAATAACCCTCTTCTCTCAATTTTATAGCTACTACACCATTTGCTTCTGGAAATGGTATACTGCCTACTAAATAATTTACAAGAGCTGTCCACTCATTTGCAGTTAGCACATGCCAACCTTCAGGAGCTAATTTACGACTGTCATTTACAGCATGCCAGTTATATAGCCTTCCATTGCTTACTTTTGGTAAATCTGGTGATTGTTCCCAAAGAGAGTCTCCATCAGTACCATTTGCACCGTTTACAATATCAAAAGTAGTTGTTGAATTGTCCGTAAACGTAATTGTATAAGTGTCAACCAAATCGACAGTATTTGTCAGTGTAATTGAAGTAATTCCACGTCCATTAGCACCCGGCTGTCCATTTGATCCATTGGTAACATCAAAGGTCGATGTGGTTTCATCAGTGTAGGTTATAGTGTAGGTTTTGATTAACCCTACAGTGTTTGTAAGAATAATTGAAACAATTCCACGACCATCAGTTCCTTCCAGCGAAGCCAACCACTCCTCTACAGTCATCACCGGATCATCTTCGGTAGTGTCGAGGTACACTTGATAAGGTGATACAGTGCTTATCAGCATTGATGACATATAGTTGATTATTTCTTCGAATAATCCACCAAGCCGAACGCGTGTATTTTCTTCGGGTCCGGTAGCGTTTTTTATAGTTCGTGCAACTGCTAATTGTTCTAAAAGTGTCATACTTCCTTATTTTTGATACAAATAAACCGGAATGAGAAGGCAAAAAAAAAGACACTCAGAAATTGAGTGCCTCCATAATTATCAGTTGGAATTCTTCGCCGTACAGCTCGGCTCGCTTTTCCGTCATTACTTTTATTGAATGATACCAGGCCTTATTATACCAGGGCTTTCCCTTTTTACCTGAATCCTCCATCTTTACCCCTCTCCTTACGCCCATATCTACCATCCTACCGTAATACAGATATGAAAAGGTAATCTTATCAATATCTCCACCGCTCTGAGCTACTACTTCCGTCATAAATGAGCTGAATAACTCACCGGTGTCGCGCACCTTCAGGGCTGCAATTTTATCCTGCCAAATGGTGACCATCATCTTAGCCCAGGCACGGTAGTACTCATTTTTATTCGTAGTCGTTGTCATCGTGGATCAATTCTACAGGCTCATTCAGGGTCGCAATAAAGTAAATCCCGCACGTTCCGGCGGCAAACATGCCGGGAACTTCGTGATAAGGAAATCGGGTTTTGTCCAGGAACATCAAGCCGTCCACAGAACTGGAATCTTTAATCAGTTTTGCCAACAGTTTTTTGCGAATCAGGCGGGTTTCGTTTGTTTTCGTTTCCCGATCGATCTGATTATTGAAATCGTATTTCTTCAAAACATACACAACTATAGATCGGCGGTCAAAGTAACCACCTCCCTTCTCAATGGTCACTCCATCGTCGGTATCATCAACAGCAAGGAAAGCATCCGAGCTTGCTAAATTTGAAAGGACATCTTCTAAATAATTTATCCCGGTAACTCGACAAAAAGTATATTTCCCTTTTGTCAGTTTCAAGGTATTATTTAGATTTTCGAAGTATGTTACTGCGTTCCACATATATTCATTTACTATTTATTCATTTACTATTTACTACCTACTGCCGACTAGTTGCTTATTCCATTTCCTTTGCTTCTAGGCACTGATCATCCAATTCCGCAAGTGCGCTCCATGTAGGCGAAGCCAACACTTTTTCTTCTTTGGTAATATCTCCAGCGGTTAGCATTCTTAGTTGATTGTGAACAATGCCTAGCATATCAGGTGCCGTTGTTGGTTCATCTTCATCAGCATCTACACGCTGGAAAAGGAACTTGTATTTATCGGAGAAATACTCCTTAATGCCGATAAACCACATTACAACCATTAGTTTTTCCACTTCAGGACATCTTTTCATGCGCTTAATGTGTTTTTTACTCAAATCGTTGCTGTATTTTTCGCCAGGCAACTGAAAAAGTGTTGCCATTAAATTATGCAGCGCATCTACATTTTTCGTAAAAATAAACTCTTGGTAAAAGTTCTCAGCATCCACATACTGAAGAAAAGTAGTGTCACTCATTTGTTCGTCACAAGGTCTGTACTTTCCAATCTTAGCCATTGGGCGAATGCCCACGTATCTCTTTGTCACAAAATCAAGCTTTTTGGAAAAATCAAACGTTTCTTCTATTGTCAACGAAAAAAATCCCTTCAGGTGCTTTTTTGCAAAATAATAGACTTCGGAAGTTCCACCAATGGGTTTAATTCCGGTGAATCGGATTAGGCACTTTGTCCATATCCATTCCTCTTTATTACCTTTTACTTGCAAGTGAGCCACATAGCGCACTTGCTTTTCTGTCATTTCTGCGTAATTACGCGGTGCTGTTAAGTCGATTGTGCTCATATCAATTAAAAAAGAAAGTTGAATCAGTTGCTTTGTTCTGATATGTTGGCATATTTTTAAGTGCATACTCAGCACTGGCGGAATAGGCTGGATAATCGGTAAGCGTTTTTTCCATCATCACCACTATTTGAGTGAGTAGTTCCTCAGCCTCATGCTCCTCTTTTTCTACATATTTTGCCATAACTAATTTGCAACTCTCAACCACAAATAAGTTCTTTTCTGTGAGCGTGTTATTTCTATTTTGCGTTACCAGTTCAGCCACATAGTTTGCGCTCAATGCTTCCGATAAATCATTTTTCTGAATGGCAAGTAAAGTTCCTTTTACTTTCAGAAAATCGGCACGGCTGCCGTTTTCCGTTTTTGCATAACCGGCAAAATCAATTCCGGTAAGGAATAGACAATTTGTAAAATTATTGAAGCGTTTAAATTTCTTCCATTCTGTCAATGCCTGTGCCGTGTCAACTACTTGCATAATTAGCAAGTCGGTATTTTTATCAATTTCTTTATCACACCACTTCAACAAGCGTTCCACACGTTCTTTGCTTGCCGGAGCATGATTAGCATTATTCACTACCGCAAAACCGGTTGGTGTCTGTATCAAGTCAACAAACGGAATTGCTTTTGAATACGCTGTAAAAGCGATCAGATTTTGCAGTGTAGTTTTCAATGCCGTTGTGCCAGTCAGAGCTGCAATGTAATTGTAGAGATCAGAACCAATCAACATGGTTTTGATTTCAAAATCTGCCGATGTAACAAATGATTCTATTGCATCCCACTTGGTTCCGGTGGCTGTTGGTATGGATTTTATAAAATCCGCAATGGTTGTTATTATCATGACTATTTATTTTTTTACTGGTTTTGGGTTGGTAATTTCTTTCTCGCTCATTTCTTCAGCATCGGTTTTTTTGTCGAGCGTCGTCAGCATCATAAATGGAATGTCTACTTCCAAATCCCATTCGTTGTAATTTTTTATTACAAAATAAGGCTCTAGTATAATGTCTTTTACCGATTTTTCGAGCCCTTGTTTCATAGTGAAGAGTTCGCGGATATTGCTACCGTTCATTTGTCCGGCACTTTTGCCTGGTGTTACGCCTATCATGCCCGGGTTATTACCTGTAGCATAACAAGCCATTGATGCACCTTCCTCTGTATCTTCAATCCAGTCTCCACCCTCTTTCTCGTTGTTGATTACATTAATGCGTACCATCGATTGCTCTTTTCCAACTGGATCAACATAAAATCCAGAGAACCAAACTTTACCTGCATTGACAATTCCTGTCAAAAACGATTTTATATTTTCCTTTTCGAGCGTCATGCGCTCATTTTTCTTTACTGGATCAGTAATGCTTTCACGATCAAAAAGAACATCCCAATACTTGTCATTAATTTCAACCTGAAATTTCATAACCATTCCATTTGTAAACTTTGCTTTTTTTCCTGCAGGGATTAATTGCTTCACATCGTACCAACCACTGTTGAAGAGCGACCAATAATACGGAAATGGATAATACTTGTTCCCTGGTATAGGAATTCGGTTTATCATGGCAAACTTGCGAGTCTTAGTCATGGTTCTTTTTTTTCCTGTTTCATCCTCCAGTTTTCCCATGCGTACCATCAAGTCACCTAGCGGGTCGTCGACGTCCAATAGCTCTATATCTTCTCTATTTTCAGGTTTTGGCGCACCTTTCTCCCAATTTCCATAAAATATATGTTCCAGTGCGCCCGTTTTGGGATTACAAGTTTCCAACCGGCAATAAAGTGCATCTTTATGGCGAAGTTTTACAATTTTATTGCCGTCACCGCTCAATATCAGAACCGAAACAGTCCAATAAAAGTGCTTCATATCTGTTTGTTGCTCAAATAGATATTTAGTTGGTCTGTTGAATTTAAAGAAATCAAGAATTTCCTGATCAGTAACCTCCGATTTATCTTTTGTAGTATAAACTAAGCCATTGGCATATGCCGCCTGTATGTTGAACAACATATTCGGACTCATCACCTCGTCTTTTCTTATCAGCTTCAAAACCTCATTCGGGCGAAGATTATCATCTCCCCACGGCACGTAACCGCGAAGCGCACCCGAGTCAGGCATCTTTATTGGTACAATATCATCGGTGTCGAAAACCGTTGTACCCACGTTCATTTTATCCATAGCCTCGCGAGCTTGTTTCCCGATAGGGATTTCAAATACATTTATCTCACTCATAATCAAATATAAATTTCTTCGTCATTAATTTCAAAAATGCATATAATTCTCACTTTGCGCACTTCGCGACTCTCAACAAATAGTAAGTTTGCTGTGTTGTTTTCAAAAAAACTAGAAGTACAAACTACATTGTTGTAAGTCAATATTTCAGCCGTGCCAATTTTCCAACATTTACAATTAAAGGGTTTTCCATCCCTCAAAATCTTCCTGAGTAGGCTTGTATGTATCATTGTCAATCAAATGTTTGGTCTAGTGTATAATCTGATATGTTTTTAGCAGCATTCATAAACGCCAGGTGCAAATTCTTTGCTTTTCGGTAATTGAATAAAAATGCCTGTAAAACATTGGCTTCTGTATCGGTTTTGTCTACCGAAATCAGGGTTATTTCTTCATTTTGCGTAATGTCCTGTGAGTAATTGATTACACTGAAGCTTTTTATAAAATCGTCAATCCAATCCATTTCCGCTTCGCTCAAATAGCCACTATTACACTGCTTTTCGGCGTAAAAGTCCTGTGTAATTTTTCGGTAGTGGTTTTCGATATTCCCAAGGTTATACTCCATTGCCTTTTTTGTTTCGGCAAGGCCTGTCGCTGTCCAAGTTTCCAACACGCCAAAGCAATTCACAAAAACAAAGGATTTTGAATTTCTATAAGGAGTGTTATCGACAAGGAATGTGTACACATTGGTGAGTAATCCTGTACCGGTTAGCCAAATGTCATATTGAATCACTTCGGTGAAATTTACCAGTCCGGCAGCAACCATAATGCGGTGAATGGAAGCATTGAAAGTCGCCACATTGTTATCTCCCACCTGTTGTGCAATAGTTCCGAGCGTGCCGATTATTTCAGTACGTACGCCATCAAGTATGTATATAACTTTGTAGTTGATAGTTACCGTTGAGTAACTATTTTTCATTAGGAATGATAGATATTCGTTTCGACTTTTGGCCGTGCGCTTCTCGCGATAGCAACGGGTCAAAAAATTGGCAGCCGTCCATTCGGCAGCATCGGCGGTTATATCAGCATCGCATTTAAGCACTTTGAAAGCAATTATGTGCGAGCCAGGTGTAATAATGTTGATCGTGAAATCTAAAGACAGTCCGGTTGAAATATTTGTGGTACCCGGTTCTGAAATTTCAGAATCAGAGTTGAAATACTTTTCAATGATTTCATAAATGTTTCTAATCCGAAGTTTGTGATCCGCGCCATATAAATAACTTTCTGTCAAAATTACCTCAGTACCTTTTTTCAATTCAAAAATAGCTGAAGTGTATATATCATTACGTTCCATAATGATATCAGGTACCGATTTTTGAAAATAAAGTCCGTTATTTTCAGGAGCTTGAATAAATGTTTCTGGAAAGTAGGCCACAAATGGTAGATTCACAATTACTTCACCCTCTGTCAATTTCACGTTGAAATTGTAATTAGCTCCTTTTGGTTTATCCCTCCAATTCAAATTAAATATTATATTGGCACACAAATCGGTATAAGTGATTAATCCACTTACATATGTCAAAACTTCCGATGTCCATTGGTCCTCACCTTGCGATAAAGTCAGCGTTAGTGTTGTAAGCTCGTTATTTTTCTCAATAACCAATGCTGGCACGTCGCACACATGATAATTACCGGATAAACTTGACGTTACATTCATAAAAAAGCGATTGAATAATTTGTTGATACAAATTAAATTCAATCGCTCAGGTGAAAAAAAGACACAAAAAAACCCCGATCGAGTTCGACCGGGGTTCTTTTCTTATTCCCCTTTAGGGGTTAGGGGTTAGTGTTCGCGAAGTTCCATTGCGCCATCTTTTCGCATGAGCCACACCGGAGTGGCATCGTCAAAGTCTATAGTGTAACCCATATTCGTTAAGTATGCAGCTATTTCGTTAGTCGTTAGTTCAGCCATTGGTCGGATATCCATCAGTATTTCTTCACTCGTTTTGCGGATCGTTACATTTTCTTTCGTTGCCGGTTGAAATTCTCCACAATACCGGGAGAGGATTACGATTTTGAAGTCCAGTTCTTCGCATGGTTGTTGTTCGTTTAGCATGATTGACCTCCTCTCTTTGAAGGTTCAAGTTCCTGAATGTGCATTGTAATAATAGCTCCTTTATTAACCATCACATAGATCATTTCACCAGGGCTTTCATGTACAGCTAAATTTATTTTTTTACTGCCCGAAGCAAGTTCAGCTATCACATTACACACCGTTTGCGTAACAGATTCAACTTTAGTTCTTTTTTTGAAAATTTGTCGCATGATATCTGCGACAGGTTGGATTTGATTTTTCATTTTGATTGTTGTTTTTTCGCTTATATGCACAGAAAAACGGCTGTACACATCCCGTTTTCGCGAAAAAACAACAATCCAGAGCAAGCTCGAAAATTGAAAAGGAATAGTACAGCCGTCTAATATTTTTGACGATTGGGCATAAAAAAAGCCCTGATAAATTTGGGCGACACTTTCAGCCGCTCTGTTGTTATTGTTTTTTCGCATTGCAAATATCGGAAGTATATTTGGAATAGCAATGCAAAAATTGAATTATTCTGCAAATAGACTATTTATTTCAGAATAAATTTTATCTGTATCTTTTCCTGTCTTTAATGAAATGACAAATTCTCTATTATTATAATTGACAGTTATGTATAATTCAGACTGGTTTTTCTTTTTTGCGCCTAAAACTCCGCCAACCAAAAGCCCAATACCACCTGTAAGAACACCTCCAATCAATGCACCGGCAACAGTTTTTCCCGCCGAACGGGATGCACTTTTTTCAAAATCTATAGAAACAATATCTTTAATTTCTATAGTTATTGACTTTGTAGTCGACCATGTACTTTTAGGTCTAAAATAAATAGATTTAAAAACCTTATTTGTAGATAATATTAATTTTTCGGGTTTACTTAATAATGGGTGTCCTCCTTGATATTCAATTTCGTAACTCATAGGATTTTATTTAAAAAGGTTGATAATAAAGTATATTAAAGCAGCTATTGCCAGTATAATTATACCAGCCAATGGTTTGTAAATAAATCGTTGTTTCTGGTTTTCTGTTAACATGACACAAAGATAGTAAAATACTTAACACAAAAAAGCCCCGGCAATGATTGTCGGGGCTTATTGAAAAAAACATGGTAATTAAACCTTATTAAAGCGAAAGTGATAGTAATTCGTTTCCAAACTGGTGCAATCCAGTTTCAATTTTTTCAATTTGAGTCTTTCTTGGTTTTGTTTCTGTGTGAAGATACTTCCATAACTGTTTTTGATGTATTCCAGTTATCCTTTCCAGTCCGGATAAAGATAGTATTCCTGAATAGTACTCTAGTAAACTTTGCGTGTCAAATTTATAAACAATTTCGGGATTTCCGTTTAAGAACTCAGGATATTCAACGCCATCAGCGATAGCAGTTTGTTTAAAGAATTCCATTTGTTCTATCATGTTTTGTTTTGCTTTTTCAGCAGTGTCTCCCATACCGGAGAACATTTCAGTTGTACAATATACGCTAAATGTGCCGTCATGCGATCTTTCAATTGTAGCTTCGATTGTTTTCATAAAAACTTATTACGATTATACGATTATAGTTGTAAGAGTGGGGCTATTTAAGCCCCATCTCCTTTTTGATTTTTTGTGCTAATCCTGTTCCGACTTCTTTGCTTCCGTGAAATGGTACCGGGTAATGTCTGCCATCTTTTTCATAAATTACGTGGCTTGTTCCGTTCTGTCTGTACACTTTCCAACCATTTCGAAGGATAAGCCTGTTTAATTCACTTGATTTCATTAACCTCCTTTCTTTAATTAATTACTC